CTTATTTGTGAACCGCCGAGAGTGTTGGCAAGAGCGCCAAAAAACTCTGTAGATGCTTTAGCCTTTGCACCAGTCTCCTTGACCGACTTTATGTTCCGTTCAGCATTTTTAGCCGCCTGCTCAAATTTCTTCGACGCTAAATCCTCAGCGTCAATAATAATTTTTGCGGATTCTGTGGCCATTATTTACTGTCTCTGTCGTACTTGATTTGTTTTTCGTCGCGTTGCAGTATGCCAACAGCCTGGATAAACCAAGCCGACTGATCTAACACTCCACCAGCAACAGGCGGTAATCCTTTTTTGAACAAGTCGCCAAGCCTCACCACTTGCGACACATCTCGGCAATATTTATTCGGGCAGCCAACCACATCAACGCTGCCGTCGTCGCAATTATCGCAGCCTTCGCCGTCACAGCTCGGACACTCTATTGCTATCGGCTCTTGCTCTGTCCCTAAATTTCGACACTTACCATCCGAGCACGAGCGACAAAGTTCACCTTGGCGAATTAAGGCCGCTACTCTTAGCTTTTTTTTTCATCGTCTGAAACGTAGGACGCATGTAGTACTTTACGCAATAACTCCCTAGCTTCTCCATGAGACAAAAAGTCCTGGAAGTCACAAGGATACTTGTACTCGCCCATATTCTTCCAGTCCGCAACGTACTTCTTCAACAGCTCGCATGTGGCTGCAAATATTTCTTCTGTCGTATCGTGTGCGATAGCTGCGTTAAGCTCGTCGCCAAGCCGCTGTTGCTCTCGCATCGACAAAGACACAACGTAGAACGTCGGTCTGCTAGCCGCTGGCTTGTCCGCGTCAATATCGAGAACTACAGGAAAACGTTGATTTGGTTCAAGTGAGGCTGGCATTAGATTGCTGCGGTAAAGGTTATTTGCAATTCTTGGTCGTGCGTGGCACCGTTTTTGTTGCACTGCAACTCAATAGTGTCAGTCACCATACGGCCACGGTCGGCTTCTTGGCTGTTGATTATTTGCGCCTTGGATGCGTTGAATTCAATCTGGCTGTTGGTTGGCCCGCCAACGTCGAGCTCCAATGCGTATTCGGTAGATGCCAACCATGCCGCCCATCGGTCTTGTGCAGCGACCGTGACTGCTTCAGGATCGAGCGATATAGTCGGTACGCGATTGGTCACGATAGCAGAAATATACCCAGCCTCTTTGGTCGGACACTCACGCATGACCACTTCATTATTCGCGCTGATTGTGGCTTGGCTAACACACAAATTGACATCATTCCATTCAGCCAGTCCACCAGCGAATCGTAGCGGCTTGTCCGTTGGGTAGGTCGGAGTTATCAATGCAACGTCTGTATAGGCTTGCAGGACTCCAGTGAATGTCCAGTCAATGTAACCAGGTTTGCCAGTCGGTAAGATGACCACAAACGTCCCCATTGCGCCGGCAATCGATTTGAATACCCCGTCGACATAGCACCCGATGGTTAGCGTCTTTACATTGCTTCCTGGTGCTTCGCTCGTCGGATTATACGTTTGCCCTGTCTTTACCCAGCCGCATGCTGGAAAGAATGTATCAGCCCACGATGGCTCGGTGGCTGTACCATCCCACTCTAAATACGTGCGAAAGGTGGCAACGCCAATGTGGCCCTCGGTGACACTAGGCAACATACCAAAGCCGCCTTGCCCTTCGCGCTGGACCACTGCGATGTTTGCTTGGATCATCGGCTCGTAGATGTTAAAAGCAGCATCGGACGCGGATAGTGCCTCCGCTGTGCCAATGGTCGTTTCGATTTTGGCGGCTAACACCCGCTTGCGTTTGAGAAGTGGCATGTTATATGGTCCCTGATTGCTTTAGTAGTATGAATCTGATGCGACGATCTACTTGCTTTTTTAGTTCGTCTTGTGTCTGCTTTGCCGATGGACCTATTTTTTTGCCAACAACGAATACGCCCCATGCCGATGGCCCCATAAGCTGCGCGATTCGCAGTCGTGTTTTCCCGAGTCGTCTAAACACCCTACCACGCCATCTTGCGTTAATCAGTCCAGGTCGCGGGCCCTGAAACGCACCGTCGTACATCTTGCGTCCCTTGCTCTTGCTGACCTTCGCACTGACGCCTTTTTTTGTTTGCCGTGCTCCGAAATCTCTTAGTGGTATTCTGCCAGTCTTTTTTACCTCGACTACTGACGAAATATTGACCGCGTTTGCCTTACGTCCTGTGCCGATTTCTTTAGCAATGTTTTTTTGTGCAGTCGCTAATTCGTTGCCGATTTCCTTAGCTACAATACGCTTGCCTTTCGCAGCCGTTGCGTTCACAGCTATCGCCAATTCCGTCCGCAACTTCCGACCCGTTCCTTCAATCTCCGCCTTCATGCGTGCTATTTGTGCATTGTCAATCTTGACTATCACGCTCGCACCTCAAACGGATTCGTTTCACTCACACGATAGGTCACCAGCAAAGGTACGTTAACGCCGTCAAAGCTACCATCTGCGTCAATGTTTTCGTGTGCCTGCCACTCTGCATTGACGGACAAATCTCCCATCGTATGCCATTGGGTGTCATCCTCAATCATTGCTTCATCACATACGACACGGACAACCTCAGCCGCCATGATGTTACAATACTCTTCCACTGGCGTCGTGTCGTTCTCGCTCGGCATAACGTAACAGCGGATATTGTATTTTGTCGTATAGCAATTCGCTGGAGGATTGCCAGGACAATCCAGTTCTTCATTTCGTTCTGGCGAATCTTGCGTTAGCGCAATACGCAAGTGAGCAGGCGTGCCGGCGTCATTTCTCAGCGGTCGCTCAACGTCACTTGCAACGAACTGATCTGAGTAATCAGCCGTCAATAATCTCAGTCGCTGCAGTATCGCATCTGCTATACGCTCGCTGACTGGTCTGGCTTCTGTTACCGGCATTCGAGCACTAGCATTCCGTGGTCTTGAATCAACAATTGCGTGATTGTTCTACGTTCTGCTGTTTTTCCATCTCTTGGTGGCAATTCAATTTGATCGCCACCAAGATCAAGTTCAGTTGATGCGATTCCTAATACAAAATCGTTAGCAACGTGCACCTGCCATACTGGGGACACTGTGTCGCCATCCAGGGAGGTAATTTGCTCGCGAATAACCACCACGTTAATTGCCCTTGGTGTCGGCACAGTTCCGCCAAACTGCTGCCGAGCGTGGTAAGTTACTACCTCGGCAAAGTCGTCCGTGTTGGTGAACACAGCCGACGCATCAGACAAAATAACATCGTGGAGCGTCATCGTTTACGTTCGCTTCGAACAAATCTTGATGTAGTCGATCGTCACGCTGTCAGTGTTCGTATCGGCTGTCTTTTGGATTTGCACATACGGTTGCAAGCCAGCACTATACGCCGACATATCAAACGTAGTAGAAGCTGCCACGCGAACGCCATCAACGTAAAACTTGACATTTGACTTTCCGCCAGTGAAGTCAATGACGAACTTTTTGTAGGTCGATGACAACGTAGTCCCCGTGGCTATGTCGTCTTTGTCGGTAGTTCCGTCGTCAGTTTCTACCACTAGCGTGTTGTTGCCGATGATGCGAAAGCTCGCGTGTGCGGTGATCGAATCAATCGCGTCGTTTCTCGCTGATGCCAAACCAAAGGCCAACGACGTTGCGCTGCCGAGCGTTGCGGTTGTTTTCACTCGCATCTCGATTCTCTGCAACAAATCAATATCCCAGTTCAGTACGTCGCTTTGAAATAAGCAAACGTTTTGAACTTCTGACTGCGAGTCGAACGCTAATGTCGCTTCGCCGTTGATGCCGCCAACTGTATAGGTTGGCGTGCCCACCGATGACGTGTCTGCGATATCCCACAGGTCGCCATTGGTTGGCGATGCTGTTAGCGTCTGTGGTCCACAGAAGTCTTCGCAAAACTCTACAAAATCTTGAATACCTGCCATGTCAACTATCTTTCATTTTTGAAACAACGGTCGTCGCATTCCGCTACGTTGTGGAGTGCAAAAGGTTGCTGGGTTTTGGTGAGACAGAACCCGGCGAAAACTGCACGTAACTCATCAATACTTATCAGGCACTGTTGCGGAACAGACCTCGCCAATCGATGCCTTTGACACCAAACGTTTGACGAATCTTGTACTTGTAACAGTCCTTGTCAAAGTCCCATTCGCTTTCGAGAACCGGCGATTCTTCGCCGCTCAAAAACGTCAGTTCAACAGTGTCAATCTGCCCAGGGTCTGCAGCCATGTACCAGACTGTAGCACTCGATGCATCGAGCTGTGGTTCACCAATCACAGTGATGTTGCGTGGTCCACCGGGTCCATAGATGTTCTTGACACCTTCGTTGTTGTTGGCCGCGTTGTAGCTGATAGAGTTGACCAACTCCAAAGCAGTCGCTTCGTATGCAACTGGGACTATCAAATAGCGTGGTATGATGTTGAGAATCGCCGAGCTATTCAGTCCAGTCTGCTTTCGCATAGCCAGAAACGCAGCGTTCAGCGTCGTTACGCTGGGAGCCGCTGCCGCACCAGTTGTGTTAGAACCAGAAGCGTGGTCGGTAGCAAACAACGCTTTTCCATCGCCCATCGTTGGGTTGCTGGTCAGCACCTCGTACACTTTTTTGTTTTGTGTACGTCGTGCGGCGTTGCCATGCATGGCTGGAATCCGACTGATGGCGTCCAAGTCATCATTGACCACGGTTTCCCATGTTACCGTGAACATCTTGCCGAACTTCTCGACCTTGTACGACTCCTTTGAGTCGGTCATCACGCCTTCTGCGTACTCGGTGTTCTCTGGCACCATTTCCAGGTCAGGCGACTCGCTGAACCGAATACGGTTGATATTCTTAAAGTCATCAACAGAACCAGCTTGGCGAGCCCAGAGGTTCCACGTGTATGGCGCTTCCTCGTAGCCAGCTAGCAGCGTTTTGTTGGACGCATCGAGCAGCAGGTTGGCGAATGTTCCAGTCGTGTGATACGCTGGGTCACTTCGCGAAATGTTCATGCGGGCAAGTGCCTTCGGGTCTCCGATTGCCGCTCGTGCAATGTCAGGCGAGTTGAAGCGGTCGGTGTTGACACCAGCACGACGCATGAAGGCCTCAGCCATACGCAACAAGCTCATGCGGCTGAAGTCTTGCGAACCTTCGGAAGGCTTGTCGCCTTCAAACAGTCGTCGATTGACTCTCGATGATGCTTGTGCTCGGATTAGCAATCCGTCGCGTGCAGCCTCAAAATACTTGTCATCGGAAGACTTGGTAACGCGAACCGCGTCCCCGTCCACCGAACGTCCCAGCGGTTGTGTTGCCATTTTCTCAATTACCTTCTGTTTTGCTACTTCGACGCTAACGCCTGCGTCACACAATTCATCGGCGAAAGTGCGTTCTACTTTCGCAAGTTTGCACGTTGCTTGAATTTCGTTACGTCGCTTCTGGTCTGCTTCCAAAGCTCGCTTGATCTTGCCTTCGACCTCTGCCCGCAATGCGGCTTCGACTACTGGCTTTTCCTGCTCGTCCATTTTTTCGATAGGCTCGTCCGTAGCAGCTGGTTGGGACGCTACTTCCGCTGGCTTTTCTTCTTCCATCGACTCGACCATTTCCGCAGGTTCCGATGAGCCGCCTAGCTTGCCGACTACCCACGCCAGCACTTGGTTTGGGTCTTCCATTCCGTCAGGAAGTCCCATCGTTTTAAGTTGCTCCAGTAATGCAGGGTCCATCATCCGTTTCCTTGTTTTCAGGTCAGTGTAAGACCGACGCACAGTCGATCGTGAATCGGCCCCAGTGGCCACTAGGCTTGCATCAAGTGCAGTCCAGCTTGTGATGACATTGGCAGGACCAACAACCTCAGTCCCGCGTGATGTCGTGTATCGCTGTCCGCTGCGTAGCTCCAGCACTTCGTTGGGCTGTGCTGTAATTGAAAAGTCTGTTATATGCCCGTCGAGTAGCTTGCCATACGCTCTCTGGCTGTCATCGTCGCTAGCGAAATAGGCAACGCCGCCAAACTCGTCGCCTTCAATAGTGAGGTTGCGTAAACTGCCGAGCACATTACGTACGGTCGTTGTGTCATGACTGTCAACTATGGGAATCTGCGTTGCACCAGGACGCATTTGCATGCCGTCCATTTCGAGCACTTCGGAAACTACTTCGCCGCGTCTTTCGTCCCAGCGGTCGATGGGATTTTCAGTAGCTGTTACCACTCGCACGGAACGCTTGGCAGTGTCTGCGGTGGCTGATTGGATGTTGACCGAACGCATGGCTAGTGCATTAGTTTTTAGCGGTGGGAGCCGGCCTTTTTTGTTAGACATTGGCGGCTCCCCCTGCCGGCAGCTCTGTATCAAGTGATCCGTCCGCAACGTCGGCAATAAGGGCATCGACGTTAACAGGACTCATGCCGACCGATGACAAGAACACTCTTGCAGCGGCTTCAGACATTGTTCCGTTAGCCAGTTCGTCGAGAGTTTTCTGTATGGCTTTTCTATTGCGATTCCATTGCTGTGTTGATAGTCCCATCATTTCGGATGTTCCCATTTCGATCGACGCACCGCCAGCGTCTGTTGTGTCCTGCTGTGTCTGAGCCGCCATCATGCGTGCTGTCTTTTCTGATTCAGTGAGTAAACCTAGCTTCACTCGCAGCCTATCTTCCTTCGCCCTTTGATAAAACTTCGCACGCCACGAGCCGCCACGACTACCAATCTCGTCTTGGTAGGTGCTCATGAAGTTTTCAATAGACGACAGAGCCGCGTTCTGTTCGCTGGAAGGGTCAACCCACTCTTGCTCAGGTAGCTGCCATTCGACTGGAGCTACACCGCGACGATTCTCTAGCAGTTCCGTTGATGTTGGAAAGCTTTCCGCTTCCACTCGTGCGGCTGCATCGCAAAAGCGATCCCACACTGGATAGCACAGATGCCCAACAACGTAGTTTTGCCCACGCTTATATCGTGGTCTGTCTTCTAACTTGCTCGTACGTGAACTGCTGTAGCTGGTCTTGCTGAAGTCCTTGGCAATAGCTTCGTAATTCGTGCCTGTCCCCGCACAGATACCACGCAACATCAGATTTATCCAAGGTTCGCTAGCCGAGTTTGGCCGACCAGGGTTGATCGACTCGACTGACTCTCCCGGGCGAAGACGCACAACCATTGCAGGTTCTAGGTATTCTAGGCTGTTGCCGTTGTCGTCTGCGGTATCTTCGCCATCTGGTGCCATCAAATTACCGGCAGGCGTGTCAGTTTTTATGGCCACACCGAAGCACGACGCCACTGCACTAGCTTGAATTTCGTTATCAACGTAGACGCCTAGATCTCGCATCCAAGACATGATAGGAGCGAACCAAGTAACGCCACGAGTTTGGCCAACACGGTCCTTGCGATACAGATGAATAATTTCGCTAACCGATATCCGTTCCGGCACTTGATTCATTACTGCATAGGGGCTGTTTGGATGCTGTGGATAAATCCAATAAGCAACTGGCTTGCCTTTGTCGTCAATCTCAACACCGCGAACAACGCTATTGCCTTCGCCGCGTGCCGGTCGCGTCTTGAAGGTGTCACGTTCCAGCGATAGCCTATCAGCTTCGATCATTTCCAACGCCAGCGGCACAGGTCGCGTAATGCCCCTGTACTCTTTGCCTGGAGTGTTGATGATTCGAATGAGCACTTCGCCAGCTTCGACCATTTCACGCTGGGCAAGTATCTGAATCTCGGCGAATGTCAGTTCGCCATTGATGTCAGCAACTTCGCACCATTCTGACCATAGCTTGTCGCGTGCATCGTTGACGTTTTCTACATCTTCTCCGTCTGGTGTTTCGTAGGTCGATTGTGCTGTAATGCCATCGCCGATGATGTTCGATACGATTGTGTCGACCACATTCCAGGCGTAGGCATTGTCGCGAACTAAAGCACGCGCCCAGGCGCGTAAGGCGTCAGCACCGAACGGCCCCATTAACTCAGAGTCTGCAGCTAGATTGCGTGGCTTTTTGTAATTCGTTAGCCGATTGGCTTCGGCACCTTGATAGGAACGATTGAGCAATCGGCGTGTATGCGCCCTGCGTAGTCCTGCGGTAGGCGAGAAGAAGCTAATAGCCTTATCGAGAAT